TCATGCCGCAACGCCCGTCTCGGCGTGCTTGCTGGCCCGGTCAGCACGCCATTTGTTCATGAAATGTTCCACACGGTTTTTCAATCGCGCGCCGGGTTCGCGTCCGCCGCGCAGGTCGCTGACGAGCCGCGGGTCGCGCACCGCCGCGCGGCCGAAGACCGTCGGCGGCATCGCCGATTCCTTCAGAAATGCCTCGATCCGCTGTGTAGCCGGCCAAAAATTCTGGCCAAAAACTCCGGCCAAAAATTCGCCTGATTATGTTAAATTTACACCCGCTGAAGCGGCATTTCAAAGAGCGGTGAAGGGCGCATAATCGATCTTGCAGGGCAGCCCCTTCACGCCCTGTTCCTCGAACCACAAACAGACGTCGTTGAGCTTGTCCCAGCCTCGCTGGCCCCACTCGTCTTTGTTCCGTTGATGCTGGCGAAATCCCTCCTCGCTGTTCTGCTGAAGGATGGCAATATCAGGGACGGGCTTGTCCTCTTGCTCCAGCATTACCGCACTCGGGGATGAGAGACGTATCGGTCCCGGCTTCGTGCAGCTCGCGACAAAGATCGATGCGCTGGCGATCAGTAAGACCGTTATCGGGAATGCCCGCAGTCGCATTGTCGAATTCCTCTCTTGCAGTGACCTCGGCCCGTCGCCGCGCTGCCGCGCGCTGGGCAGCCGAGGTGTCGGCCTGACGGCCCGTTCGCTCCAGTTTCGCAGACGTCTTCGCCTCGTGCGAGTCGATGACATTGGCGTCATAGGTGCATTTGCCGATGCCGAGCACAGCGAGCAGAGCGACGATGGCGATCGCCCATGCCAGCCACTTCGCGGGCTTCGCGTCCAGTGCGAACCACTCCATGAGCTTCAATGCGAAGGCCGCGATCATGCCGCACCTCCGCCGTCATAGGCTTCGCGCGCCGCGCGTTCGCCCACCGCCTCAAGGCTGCGCTCGCCCCAGCGGGCGCGCCAGCGGCCGACCGGGCCACCGAGGGAGAAAGCGAGGACGACGACGAATTGATAAGCGACCGCCATCAATGCGATCATGGCGATGATGTTGAGGCGCATCCGCTCGGTCGAGACGCTCCACCCGCCACGCCAGAGCAGCACAACGAGCGCGATCAACATGAGCGCGGCGACGATGCTGCCGATCCACATGCGGTCGATCATCCAGTGCCGCTTGGCCTCGGCCGGCGTGCGCGCGGCCAGCAGCTCATAGGGGATGCCGCCGTTCATCGCGGATCGATCCCGACCGACTGGAGCCACGACGCGACGTCGAAACACGGACATTCCTTCAGCCATTCGTTCGACGTGATCTTGCCATCACCGTTCCGGTCGGGACTGGCGTCGCGGTGACCCATGATGCGCGCGGCGGGATAGGCGGCGCCCAGCTCGCGGCACAGCCATTCCATCGCCTTTTTCTGCGCGTCGGTGCGCGTGTCCTTGGCCTTGCCCTGGGCATCGAGCCCGCCGACGTAGACGATGCCGATCGAGCCGGTGTTGAAGCCCTCGACGTGTGCGCCGGGGATCGCCTCGTCCCGACCGACCTCGATCGTGCCGTCGAGTCGGATCACAAAATGATAGCCGATATCACGCCAACCGCGCCCACCCTTCGCTACCGGCGTCACATGCCAACGCTTGATCGTCGCGGCGTCGACATCCTGCCCCTCGCGCGTCGCGGTGCAGTGCAGGAAGACGCGGGTGACATTCTTGCCGGCGCCCTTGACGATGACGTCGGACAGCGGAGGCAGTGCTTCGCTGGGGGGAACGTCCAGCGTGGCCAGCAGCTTGTCGGCGGTCTCGTTGCCATAGATGCCATCATCGGTCGCGCCGACAGCGCGCTGGAGGCGCTTTGTCTTTTCGAGAAGGTTCACCGTCACTGCTCCGCCGGGAAGGTCATTTGCCTTGGCCTAGACCTTCGCCTGGACGACGGCGCACAGCCGCTGACGGCTTGTCACCGCCATTCCTCGACGGTCATGGCCCATTTGGTGGCGGCGGGATCTTCGCGCTCGAACTGCTCCAGCTTGCGGAACAGCCCATAATGAACCGATGTGGCGAGTGGCGGATAATCCGGCCCCTCAACGACGAGCAGCGTCTTGCTCTCCCCCAGCTCCTCGACGATCTGCCACAGCTTGGCAAGGGCCGCGGTGTCAAGGTCCACGAAACGCCACTGGAATGAGGTTTTAACGACACCTTCATCGACCCCGAAACCACCATCGGCAAGCGAGACGACGCGCGACGTGTCGATCGGCATCCGCCCGCTGCCATAGGCATAGGGCCAATCGAAGGCGAGACCGACGATGACGCGGCCGATCTCAACTGGCGTCGTCGGTTGGTTCACCGTGAAGCGGAAATAGCGACCCGCGACCGGCGCCGGCAGGCGGGCGAAACAATGATAGCGGGTCCGGATGTTCCCCGCGAGCCACATCGGCTGCGCGTTGACGTGCGTGGCCGTCACTGCGCCGCCGAGCGCATCGATCGTCTGGATCGTCCACACGGCGTCGACGCGAGCATTGGTCGCGGCCAGGAAGAAGCTATCGATATTCTCGACGGCCTGCAGATCGATTTCAAACACCTGCGCACCCACGCCCGGTGCGACGCAGATTTCGCGGGGAGATTTGGTTTGGAGATTGTCGGCACCGCTCCAACCGGCAGCCGACGGGACGAAGGTGATCGGTTTCACGATCAACAGGCCGGGCATTACAATCTCCTCAGGACGGTGATTTTAGTCCCGCCGGTGTCATCGATCTCGTCGGCGCCCAGGACGAACACATCGACTCCTTCGGCATAGCCGCCCTTGTCGGCCGTCAGCGTGACGACCTTGCCGATCATTTCGACCTGCAGGCCGGGGACGCGGAGTATCTCGACGACGAGCGGGCCGGGACGGAAGGCGAGTTGTCGCGCCGCCTCGGCGACCGCGTCAGCCTTTAGCGCGAGCGCGCTGGAGATCGTCGTGTCGATCGCGATCGTGCCCCAGATCGCGGCTGCGACCGGATCGGATGCGATCGCTGAAATCTCCTCGCTCGCGAGCCATTCGGCGAAATCGGGATCGACCTGTGTCACGGGTGCCACCGCCCCCACGCACAGTGGGCGACCTCGTGCCCGATCCATTCGGGCCGCCACTCTTTCACTGGATCGACGATGTGAACTTCGCACTCTCCGGGACGTATAATGGACCAGGCCATAAGGTCGCGATCGCGGTCGCGCAGAGCCGCGGCCGGGGCCTTAGCGCGGAGATCGGCTAGCGACGGATGGGTGACGATCGATATCGCGGGCCGAGCGCGCTCGAACTCTGCGCCTTCGAAGCGATAGCCGTCGCTGCCCTGCGCTTGGCACGCGCCGAGCAGCAGCGGGACAAGGATGCAGAGCCGGCGCATCATGGCGCAACCGGCTCAGGTGCAACCGGTTCAGGCTCGGCGACCTGAAGCCTCGCCAGCCGATCAAGCAGCGCGCCGAGGTCATAGGTCAGGATTGTGCGGATGCGCGAAATCCTGTTTCTCGTTTCGAGGTCCGCACCGCCCACATCCACCAGCTCCAGCGCGGCCAATACAGCAGGGCAATCGAGCACGCCGTCCAGAGGCGCGAGTAGCGCCAACTCCGCGAGGCGCGCCGTCTCACGCTCCTGCCAAGCCGCGTGCCTCTGCTGATAGGTTAGCTGCTCAAGTTGATTCTTCTCTTCGGGGGTGAGTGTCATGATTTACTCCTCGGTTGTGACGATGCTGATGCGCTGCGCCCCGCTGCCGCTGCCCCCGGTATACCCTCTGGACAGGGTGGCCCGAAATTCGCGGTCGCTGATCCCGCCAGCGCTGTCGGTGTAGGTGAACGACACGACAGAGACCGTCGTGATCGTCGCGTAGCCGTTAACTTCGTCGTATGGCACGGGCGGATAGCCAACGAATGTGGTTGTGGTTTGCGTCGTGGCGCCGCTCGCCACGTCGGCAAATGATCCACTCCCGATCTTGCGCGCCAGCGTCACCGTCGAATTGGGAACCGTGCCGCCTATCGTCCCATAATAGCTAAAGCCGCCGTCGCTGGACGACGCATTATAATTCGCAACGTCCGCGTTGAACGCAGACATCTGGGTCGGAAGATAGTCTTTGGTGTGCGTGTGCGTGTAGGTCCAGCTCACCGCCACAACGATCGGGTTGCCGTTTGTGCCAAACGGGCCGCAAATGACGCTCGCCGTGGTCGAAAGCTCCGACGTTTGCGCGGAGTTTTTGAGGACACCCGCAGACAGGCTCCCGCCGAAATATCCCGAACCGTCCTTTTTCAGCCACTGCGTCCCATTCGCTTCGGAACAGAGGTTTATCGCCATTCTCGGGCCGAACCACTCGACGAATTGGTTGGTCGAGCCGAACCCGTTGCCGATGACCTTCATATGTGTACCGGTATCGACGACGATCCTTCCGTTCTGAACGTGGAGATCGCCGTTCACCGTAACCTTGCCGGCGACGACCTCCAGCACGGTCGTCAGCCCCAGCGTGATCCGGTCGGCCGCCATATCGATAACGGTCGCCGTCGCGCCGTTGCTGTCGAGCGCGGTCATTTTGATCTGCGCATAGCCCGGCCCAGCGGCGACCCGCTGGAGCCAGCTGGCGAGGCGAGTATCGTGCGTTGCAAGCGTTGACGAGTGCGTCGCGACCGTCGCTTCAAGCGGGGCCAGAACGGTCTGGTCTCGGATTTCAGCCTGTGTCGCGGGGCGAACGCCCAGCTTGCGCCAAATAATAAGATTGGCGTCAGCGTTAGAGCCTAAAGCGTTCCAGTGGCTCATCAAGAAGAGGGAGAAGCGATCTAGCCCAGCAGTGGTAATCTTCACCAGGCTTCGGAACTGATACGCGCGACCCGCAACGCCTGCACCCGGAGCCGTGCCCGACTGATCGGGGTTGGTGCTGAATGCGAAAGGCAAGTCCTGATAGGTATTCAATCCGCTGTCCCTCGGTCGGAAAAGAACGCCCGCGCCGGTCAACGATCCACTTACCAGAAAAATATCGGCCTCAAGGACATACCACCCTCCGCTTTGAACGGTCGGGTTGGAAAACATATCCTGCTGAACGTAAGCGTCGCCACCGGCAGGGGCAGGCAAGGCAAGCGCATAGCCGCCGTGCTCGTCAGCCGTGCGATACGCGCCTGCATATCCGTAGCCACCACCCCAATTGGGAGGCAGATGGCCTACGGTTCCGCTGGGATAATTGTCAAATCCGGGGTCCCTGTTCAAATAGCCGGGGCCGACGCTCGCCGAAAGCACTGCGCTCTGCTGCGAAGCTGCTGCCTGTGCGGTCGCAATCGCAGCTTGAGCCGTGGAAATGTTGGCCTGTGTGTTCGCAGCGACCTCGCTGGTGATGTCGGTGACCTTTGCCGAACGAACGTAAACGAATAAGCCCCCGGCCGCAGTCAAATGGAGGTTGAAACCGATAAACGGAGCCGCGGGAGACGCGCCGACATCGTATTCCCAAGTGTATTTTGCATAGCCGGACGAGCCGACATCAGCGTGTGATCCAACCCAACCCAGCCAAGGCCCGTTGGGCGCTCCTGCTTGTGTTGAAGCGAACGCGCTTACGCGCAATTCATTGCCCGCGCCGTTACACCGCGCAACGACCTCGATGCGGTAACGGTGCCCCGGCGTAGCCGGGAAGGACCAATTAGGATGGAATTCACCCACTCCGGCGAAGACGGACATAACGGGGATGCCGCCGTTGTCATTGTCCGTCTGGAAACCTGCAAAACCTACGCCAGCGTGGGGCCATACCGCGTAGTAATCGGTGCCTCCCGACATATCCTCGGGGTGCGTCTGGGCGAGCGCATTCTTGGCAGCATCGCGATAGGATGCTGTCAGCGTTTCGCTGGAGGACGCCACCGCTGCCGCCGCATTAGCTGCTGCGGCTTGCGTTGTCGCGATTCCCGCCTGCGTGGTTGCAGCAACCTCACTGGTGACATCGCGGATGCTACACTCGATGAATTCGGTGATGCTAGGACCAGTTGCATCGTAGCCTGCAAGGCCGACGACATTCATCTTGGCTCCGCTGACATATCCGGGGATCGCCGATCCCAGCACGTCAATCGTGCGCGTTACAATCGCCCCTGCGGACTCACTATAGGGAACCCCGTTGATGAGCCAGCCTATTAGACCGATTTCATTCCCATCGGCATCCCAAAGATTCTGCCCCAAATATGCATGGTTGCTGCCGGCCGGAACCGAGGTCATCTTGTAGCGCAGCGTAAACCGGTAAGTTTTCGCGGGATCGATAGGCATCCGCCACGTTGACTGGACCGAACACGCATCCGCACCGATTGCCTGCCCGCCAGAAAAGACCACCGAACCGCCCCAGCTCGACCTGCTGATCCATTGACTCGGGTCCGTAAAATCTCCGGGGTAGGTGGCTGAAGCGGCATCCTGAGCGGCGCCGCGGTAGGTCGCGCTCAAGGTCGCGCTGGTCGCCGCCGAGCTTTCCGCGTCCGATGCCTCTACCGCTTTGGCGGTTGCGACCGTGGCCGCATCACCCGCTGTGACGGCGTCGGCCTGCGCGGCGCTCGCGAAGCCCGCTGCCTCGTCACGCTTGGTCGAGGAAATCGATGCAAAGCCCTCGGAAGCCGAGGCGGCCGCAAGGGCATCATCCTTGGCCTGCGCTGCTGCTGCCGCTGCTGCGCTCGCCGACGCGGTATCGCCATAGGTAGCGAATAGCGCCGCAATATCGGCTTCCGCTTCCTCGACCTTGCCGGTGAACTCGGCGGTCGTGAACGGGCCGACGTTGCTGGTGTTGAACGCTGTGCCCTTGGAAGTGACCAGATCATCCTCGGTCAGCGGATTGCCGGCCCCGTCCTTCAAATTGCCCGGATTTTCGTCATCGCCGATCGTTGCTCCGTCCGTGGCGCCACCCTCGGCGGGCTTCAGATCTTCCAGCGGCGTGCCGTCGAGGTAAGAGACATCGTCAGCCAGGATGACAGCGGCGGAAATTTCGCTGTCGCCGTGGACACGGTGATTGCGGCGATAACCCACCTTGCGCGTCTTGACGGGTGGCAGCTGCCGTTCACGGGCGATGAAAATGGCCTGAAACGACGCTACCGGAGCGCCCCATGCCCATTCGCCGATGCGGACCGTCGCGTCGGGCTGGAGCACCCAATAAAGCGACACGCCCAGCAAGAGGCGGTCGATCGCCTGTGCGACGGTGTCGGTGCCGACTGCAATGTGGACACCGCAGGGCGCGGGCCGCAGCGCCTCCGCTGCGGCCAGATCGGCGAGGGCAGGCCCGCCGACCGCCGCCAGCATCTTCGCAACAATCCCCGCCGCCGTCTCCGAATAACCCCCGCTGTTTTCGCCACGGATGTCAGCCGTCAGCGGCCCCGCGGGCACGGTCCACCATTTGACGCAGGCAATCGACGGCGCGGCCACGCATCCGCCGTCGGGCGCATCCGCCGCCTGGAGCGCGGTGAACGTCGCAGCCACGTTGCCCTGCCACGGCAGCTCGACGATGGCCCCGGCGCGGCCCTTGTCGCGCACGGCGTCGAACGCGCCGATCGGTTTCGACGGATCGCCGAATTCATAGATATTGCTGGCCTTGTCGAGCAAACCACCCTCGACATCATAGACTCGACCCCAGCTTCGCCGCTTGGGCCTGCCTGTCGCCTCGGACGGTCCCTCGATCCCGCCCTCGCCGGTAAAGCCTGCGCCAAGCAGCGGCTTGTCGAGCAACTTGCTGGGGTCGGCGATCGTGAGCTGCAGCTGCCCCTCGTTCACCACGACGTCGGCGACGGTGCCCGTCAGACGCCGGATGAGGACGCCGCCCTCTTCGCCTGCGTCGATCGTGATCGCGGCATCGCGCCAATAATATCCGAGCAGCTCGGTCATCAGCGACGACGCGCCGGGAACGAAACCAATCTCGCCGTTCGTCGGCACCGTTCCGCCCGTCCAGCCATTGTCGTCAAATCCGAACGCCGCGCGAAAACGCGGCATGGCGACGACGCCGGCATGATAATTCTCGGCCGCGCGGCGATAGGGCGTGTCGGTGCCCCCGCCGGCAAGACGAACGGTGACCGCGTCGCCGGTATCTGCCCGCCGCGGCTGGACGTCGATGAACGCGATCTCGCTCATTGCAGATCCACGTTGCGGGAGATGTTGCTGCCGCCACCCCCGCCGAGCATGACGACTCCGCCGCCGCCCGCGCGCAGGATCGCCCGCATTTCCGCCAGAATGTCGTTCGTCTCGTTGGTCAGCTGGTTCTGCGTCTGCATCGCCTTGCTGGTGTCGACTGTCGCCTGCTGCGCCGCGCGGATGCGTTCATTCTCGGCCGCGATGATCGCCTCGGCCGTGCTGATCGCGTTCGAACGATCGCTGGCATATTCGCTGCCCGCGGTGCCATAGGCGTCGCGGCTCGTCTCGACGAGCTGGCGGGTCAGGTCGGCGAGTTTGTCGGCCGCGCCGTCGACGCCCTTTTCGGCGTCCGACTTGGCGGCGGCGATCTCGGTGAGCAGCTTTTCGCGGCGCTCGGCCGCCGTGCCTTCGGACAGGTCGCCAAACTTCAGGTCGTCGAGCAGCTGCTGGAGCGATCCCACGCGGCTCGACAGGATCTGCTCGACCAGCTTGGCGCGATCTTCGGCATTGCGCGCTTCGATCTTGCTAACGTCAAAGCCATATTGGGTCGCGATCCGGACGCGCTCTTTCGCCTGTTCCTCGAACTCGCGGAACTGGCGTTCGAGCGCGGAGCCAAGGCCGCCGAGCAGCTCTTCGACTTCGCGGACCTTCAGTGCCTCCTGCACCGCCTTGTCGATGTCGCTACTCGACCGCAGCGCCTTTTGCATCGCCGCTGAAAGCCCATTGATCGCCCCGTCTCCGATCGCGTCGGCGATCGCAAAGGAAATCGCGCCGGCTTCATCGCCCCCGAAATCGCGTGCGCCCTTCTTGGTCTTCAGCGACGAGCCGCTGGTGTTGACGCGGTAATCGCCATCGCGCACGCCGATGGTGGTGTAGAAAGAGCCGACCGTCGCATCGAGCGCCTCGGCGATGCGCTGGAGCCCGCCGGTGACCGATCCGGCGAGCCCTTCGGCCGCACCGTAGTTTTTCTTGTCCTTGCCGCCGATTGTATAATCGTCGACGCCGGTGATCACGGCCCCAGCCGACCGCGACTTCTTGAACAGCCCGCCGAGCAACCCGCCCGCGATTGACCCGATGATATCGCCGCCGGGGATGGGAAGGAAGGAACCGACCGCGCCGCCGATCTGCGATCCTGTCGTGCTCATCTTCAGGCCCAGGGACTTGCCGACGCCGCCGACGAACGATCCGGTTTGCGCGCCGCCGAAGGCCTTGCCGAGAATGCCTTGCAGCTTGTCGGGCAGGCCGGGCAATTCCTTCGCCGCGCCCAAAATGCCACCGACCGGCCCTGCCGTGAAGAAACCGGCATAGGCACCCTCGAAAACGGGGGAAAGCCTGCGGAAGAAATCGCCGCCAAGATATTCGTCGAACAGCTTGGCGAGCGGTTCATATTGCGCCCGCGCCAGCTCGCGCAGAAAATCATTCTGCTCGCGCATCAACGCAGCGCCGATCGACGGCGGCCGATTGCCCGACACGACAATCGGCGGATCGGCCGCGCCGCGCGCCTCGCCGAACACGCCGAGGAACGACTTGGCACCCTGGCCGATCGCGCCGCGAGCGGTCGACCGATTAATGTCGGCCGTCGCCGCGGCGACCGCCTCGGTGAACATTTTGAGCGCCGCCGACGAGCGCCCGGCCTCGCCTTCCAGCCCGTCGATCTGTTCAGCCAGATCGTCGATCTCGCGATCGAGCGGCGTCTTGCCGCGCACCCGCTTTTCCAACGCGCGCAGGCTGTCGCCGAAGATCGCCTCGACCGCCATACTTCCGCGAAACCGCTTGATCAGCTGCTCGGTATTCTTCAGGAAATCGCCGCCGCTGCCGCCGCTGAACAATTCCTCCAGCGCGCCGCGCAGGTCGCCGATCGACGACATATAGATCGAGATGATGTCCTGTCGCTTTTCGAGCAGATCGTTGATCCGCTCTTCGGTGTCGACAATGCCATCGACGACGCGGCGCCGATCGTCATCGATCTGCTGGCCGTCCCGCTTTAGTTGCTGCATCCGGGCGAGAACCGCCGCTTCGCGTTCCCGCCCCTGGATAACGAGCAGCTGCACGGCCCATTGCTCGCGACTAACGCGAAGCATGTCATTAAGCGGCCCGTTGACGGTCTCGGCTGCGACAATCTTCAGCTGCTCCGCGCGCGCGACCAGCTGTTCCCAGTTCGGCGGCTTGCGCGCGCTGAGCACGGCGATGACGCCGTCAAGCTCCTCGACCGCCGCCTGCGCCTTGACGATGCCGTCGGGCAACGGGACCAGCCGCTGTTGGATGGCATCGAGCGGCGCCGCGAGCCCACCCATCACCGCCGCGCGCGCGCCCTTGGCCTCGCCGATCAGCTTCTCGAACGACGGCGGCTTGCGCTTCTCCAGATCGGCGATCAGCCCGTCGATCGCGCGCAGGTCTGCGAACGCCTTGTCCAGCCCGCGCGGCGCCGGATTATAGTTGTCGGAGATCCGCGCGATCTTCTCCGCCGCGCTCTCGCCGAAATTGGCAAGCGCATTGGCGGCGCCGGCGCCGCTACGATCCTTGGCGCCCTTCGGCCCCTTGGTGCGGAATTCCTTCGCCAACGCTCCGCTGTTCAGCGATTGATCGATCAATTCAGCCGCGCGCTCGTTCAGCTCCGCGACCGCAGCGTCGCGCAGCGCCGCAACAATCTCTGACTTGCTATAGCCGGTGTCTTCGTAGCGGATGCCATCGGCCGCCTGGATCGCATCGGCGCGGCTGATACCACCCTGCTCGACTCCTTCGAACAGGCTGCGGAGACGCGCCTTGTTGGCGCGCGCGCGTTCGTTACGCGCGCGTGGAGCGCGGCCAAAGAATGCAAGGCCCTCCTGCAGCATGTCGGGGCCGAGCGAAAGGACGTCCGATCTGACCTCGTCGGCATTGGCGCGCGCCTTGACCGCATCCGCGCGCAGGCTGATCGCCTGCAAGCGGGCGTTGATGATCAGCAGCTCATTCTGCGTCTTCAACTTGCCCGAAACCGTGTCGAAAACTTGGCTCAGCGCCGATTGCGCCGCCGCGAGACCGTTCGCGCCGGCCTCGGCTGCTTCGCTCGCATCGGCACTTTCGAAAAGTTTGGCGGCAAGCATCGAGACGAGCGGGATCGCGACACCGATCGCGATCCCGACCGGCCCGCCCATGATCGACGCGAACTTCGCGAACTTCGACGATCCCTTGTCGGTTTCGCCGCCCATCATGGCGATCGCAAATTGCGCCTGCGACGCCTGCTGTGAAAATGCGGTCAGGATGGGCGTCCCGCCCTGGACCTGGATCAGGAAATCCTGCGCCTGCTGACCCAGCTGCATCTGCCCGGTGCGGTGCCGCGCCTGCGCCCGCGCGATGACGTCGGCCGCCTGCTGTTCGGCCTGCGCAGCAGCTCGCGACGCACGCGCCTGCCCTTGGCGCGCCTGCTCGACCTCGCGCGCCGCGCGCGCCGCGTCGCGATCGCTCGCCGCGACCTGATTTGTCGCGGTCGATGCCGTGCGCCCCGCCGCGGCCATGTCGCGCAGTCCGCCCGCCGCACCCTTCGCGCGCTGCTCGCTCGCGGTGAGCTGGCCGACAAGCCCGTCATCACGCGCCCGCAACCGGGCTTCAAGGATCGTCTGCGCGCTCATTTCGTGGCCTCGGCAAGCGTCGCCAGCGCCGATTGCTCCATCGCGCGCAGGCCGGGTAGCGTCGCCGGCGTGATCTCGACCCCCGCGAGCTCGGCGGTCGGCTTGATCGCGGCATAATCAAGCCCGGCGAGCTGGCCCGAAAAGGGATGGCGCCGCCATTGCGTGTCGAGCGCGAAGAACAGGGCGACGATGCCGGCATCATCGCGCAGTATCTCGATCGCGTCGTCGTCTGGTCGCGCATCGGCCTGAAATCGCGCCGGAAGCGCCGTATTCTGCGTTACCACGTCGTCGGCCTTTTCGCGTCGGCCGCCGCGCCCCGATGCCCAGGCGCGCGCGACCGCCCTCAGTTTCCCTTGCGCTGCTCCGGCTGGGCGGTGCGCAACGCACGATAGGCGTCGGTAACTCCGGCGGCGAAGTTCGGGACGCGAAGCATCCGCTCCAGATTGTTCTTGGTAAACGCGACCGATCGCCCGCCTTCGCTTCCGTCGTCCTCGACCACGCCTTCCCAATTCTCCAGGATACGAAGAATGAAGGGGGACAACACGCCGCTCAGCGTCTTGCGATCGTCCGGATTGTCGGCTTGCACCAGCGCGCTACCGACCTTGGCGACGTCGTCGTTGAACGCGACGAACTCATCCTCGTCCAGAATGACGAAGCGCCCGCGGATCTCGTTGACGACGATTCCGCCCTCTTCGGTGACGCCGTTGAAGCGGATCGGCCACCATGCCTTGGCCTGCGAAACGATTTTATATGCCACGATGGCCTCCTGTCAGAATATGGCGGGGATGTTCGGCTCCCCGCGCCGGACACTGATTGACGGCCAACCAGGGCTGTCGCTCGCTCCGGCGTGTGCACTGGCTAGGCGCCGCCGCCCCGAACGGCAGCCGCACGCCATCACAGCCCTCGGGTGTCAGGTTGCGGTGATGACCAGATCGTCCTGGCCGGCGAGGATGTTCATGCGGATGTCCATTTCCCACATGACCTTGCGATCCTCTTCGGTCTCGCTGATCGCCGTGATCTGCGTCTGCGCGCACGAAACGCCGATGGTATTGCCCGCCTCGACGCCGTGGGTAAGCGCGAGCGGCTCGATCGATGAGTCGTCGAGCGATGCGAGGAAGTCCTTGGCCGCCATCGACGGCGCCTCAACGACGAGCCGCCCCGTGATGCCGTGGTCGCCGCGGTTGACGTATCGCGAACCGATCAAATTGCGCAGATTGATGCCGATGCCGGCATTCAGCGTTAAGCTGCGCGCGATCAGTGAAAATCCTCCCAGCTCCAGCAGCGTATTGTCGGTGTTGACCTCCAGCGGGTCGATCCAGCGGTCGATCGTCGCGGCACCGGGCACATTGACGTCGCGCGGCGCCGCTGCCGGGATGAGGCACGTATAACTGAGGCCGATGAACGGATAGGCGCCGGCGGTGAAATCCATCGTGAACGTGCCGCGCGACCCGACGCCCTTGCGGCGCTGGTCGCCCATCCAGTGATGATGGGTCAGCGACGATTGCGCGGAATTCGCCGCTGCCATCTGCTGCGTCGCGCTGGTGTCGGGAACCAGCACCGCCGCAGCCATACCGCACGCTTCGAGCAATTCCATCCAGGCGGGAGCAACACCGGGGTCGCCCGACCCGGCGACCTCGACCTCATAGCTCAGCTCCTGCCGCTTGTTCGTCGCGAGGATCGGTGTCGAGCCGAAACTGCCGCGATCGAGGTTACGTTCGAGCGGGTCGGTAATCAGCGGCGACGCGCGGAAATTGCGTGTCAGGATCGCGTTATCGGCGAGCGTCGGAGCGGCGTCGGTGCCGTAGACCGCTTCCTTTTTCGCGGCGAGGACTTTGACGGCGTCAACCATCGGTGTGCTCCTTTTCGTCAGCGCCGGCCTTCAGCGCGGGATCTTCAATGTTCGCTTCCGCCAGCCAGCGGCGGCGTGCAGGGCCGGACAGCGGCAGGCCATGCTCGTCCAGCTCAAGCCCGGATTTCGGATCGCGGGCGCGCGGTGCGGTCGGCTCAGCCTGCGTCGCCTTCGGCTTGGCCGGCTTGCCACCGCGGCCCTTCGGGGCCTTGTCGTCGGCGGGCGGGGACGTAATCTGGTCGCCGCCGCTTTCGCCGGGGGTTGACTGGATCGCGGGATCGGTGTCATCCGCCATCAGCTGTTTCCTTTCCTAAGTCTCCATGCGGCAGTAAAATCGACGGCCCATGCGACCCCCCAGCCGTCAGCGGCTATCAGCCGCCCGCCCGCATAATCGCAGGCGCCCGAGGCGTCGGGATGCTTCCAGCCCGTCAGCGCATCCATCACTTTGATGATCTGGTCCTCCAGCTCGCGCGACGGGCCGCCGTCGATGCGCATCTTCGGCTTCAGCACGATGACGACCCGGAACATCGTCGCGACCCGCTGGTCGTGGATACCGTTCATCTCGTTCGGCCGCGCGGTCTCGCGATCGGGTATGATGAACAGCGCGGGGCTATGTGCCGGCGCCGCCTTCAGTCCCGCCCATTCGAGCACGCCCGCAACCTCGCGAAAGCCGCGCGCGATCAGGCGATCCACGATCGGCTGCGTCCGGATCAAACGGATCATGCCGCAATCCCCGCGTTCATCGCGCGCAGCAAATGACCCACCAGGATGCGGTCGATCGCCATAATGTCGTCATCCGAAAAACCGAGGTAGGAACGGCGCGGCATGGTGACGCTGGCGCGATAGCCGAACGGCGTGTTGAGCGCCTTGCCCGACTTCGGCCTGATCGTGCCGCCGAATTGATGGATTTTGCCATAGATCGCCGGGCCGCCCGTTCCATAGACGCCGACCGAGGCGAAATCCTCGCCGCTCTGCCGGTCGAGCGCATTATACAGGTCGCCGCTCGCCTGGAGCGTTTTGCGCCCCTCCTCGATCGCGGCGGCCGATTTCTTCCAGGGAATGCCCAACGGGTCGCGCTCTTCCTGAAAGCGCTCGAGCGTCCCTTCGAACATCACTTCGGACGATTCGGCCATCGGCGCCGACAGATCCGACGCGGCCTCGCGCAGCCGGCGCAACGTCGGCGCCAGCGCGTCGACCGTCGTGACATCGATGTCCAGGCCGCCGCTCATCGGCCGTAGGACCGCAGACCGCCGACATAGCCCGAAAGCGCGTCGGGATAGGCGCGGCCGCCCGAATGGAACGAAACGCCGCCTTCGTCGGACGGGGGCGCGGCCGTGGCACCGGGCAGGCTCGATTTGCCGTCCTCGATCCGCTCAAGCGCGCGCTGCGCGGCCTTCGCTGGTGCCTCGATCCCGTCGGGGGCGCCGTTCGGATAGAGCCGCGCGCGGGCGATGTCCCCGATCCAGACCTTGACGATCTCTGGCACGTCGACCAGCGGCAGCGTGTAACGATTGCCGAGCGCCGCCTGGACGATCGCCTGCGCGGCGGTGAGCGCGCCGACGAGAAGATCCTTGCCGATCCGGCCATCGCCGCGTTCGTCCGTCATCCGCACGGTCTCGTCCAGGCCGAACCGCTGGACGAATTCCGCGATCGACAGCATCGGCGCGCCGCCGTCGGGCATCGCCCAGGCGAGATCGAGCACCGCGACCTCGACCTCTGCCTGCGCGCGCGCGCCGACGGCGTCGTCGACCGTGACGGTCACCAGATACCTCTCGCCTGCGCCGCCTTCGCGAAGTTCCAGCGTCAAAGCCGATGCGAGCAGGTTGCCGACGGCCACCAGCTCGGTCGCGCCGGGCACGAGCCCGCGCGCCTCGACATCGATGCCGACAAGGTTGCTGATCGTCGATACGCCGCCGAATTCCATCGGCAGCCGCGCGATCTCGGCAGGCTGCTTGACGATAAATTTCATCGGCGCGTAACCCGCCTTGCAAGGCGCGTGACGCGCGTGATGATCACGTCGACCAACAGCGCGACGAGGAAGATGAACCACAGCGAGGCGATGATGCCGCCCAATTTCGCCAGCTCGACCCGCTGCCCCTTGGGCGCGGCTGCGACACAGATCGCGACGATGAAGGCCAGCCCGGTCGAAATGGTGAGGTAGAAGATGGCGAGCGCCGCCATGTCAGCCCCCCGCGATCGGATAGCGAAGCGCCGAAGCGGCCAGCCCGCCGCCGACGATCCAGCCGACCGCACCGGCAAGCGCCGCAATCAGTCCGAGCAGGAACAGGCCGAGCCCGATTTCGAACATCGGTACATAGGCGCGGTGACCAAGCCGGATGACCGGCAGCGCCATGAGAATGACGCCGAGCAGCATCACCAGGCCGGCGAGATGCGACAGCAAGTCGATCATGCCTTCGGCGCCTTGGGCTTCGGTGCGGCCTTGGGCTTCGCCGCAGGCTTCGGCTTCGCGGGCGCCAGCGATGCGGCGGGAGCGGGAGCAGGTGTCGGCGCCGGGGTCGGCGCGGGAGTGGGCGCGGGCGACTTCGCCGAGATCGGCGCGAGCTTCAGCGCGCCGATCTTGACCAGCTTGCCGCCTCGGCCTTCCGGCAGCGTAACAATCGTGCGCGGAGGGATGGGTTTCTTCCTGCCGTTCGACAACGGCGTAACGACTTCATAATCGGGCACGGGGCACCTCTGGAAATTGGGAAAAGGCGGGCCGCCCGAAGGCGGCCCGCGATCGCGGCGCGCCGGTTAGCCGCCAGCGCCCTGGAACAGGAAGCCGGCGTCGGCGCCGACCAGCTCGGCCGAGAATTCGTCGAAGACGTCATTGTCCCAGCTGCGCGTGTCCTTTTCCCACTGGCTGGGCGACACGAACGGATGCGCTTCGAGCTGATAGGTGTAGCCAAAGCTCGGCAGCGGCATCGCGCGCTGTCCTTCGGGCGGGACATAGGCGAGGATCGCATCGTCGCCCCAGATGTCGACGGTGGTATCTTCGTCCTGGTCGTAGATGCCGTCACCCGACACGACGAGCGGAATGTCCAGATACTCCTGGAGCATCGCGTTGGAGATCGTCGCCGCCGTCGTATGCTTGAAATGTTCAAGCACCTTGGGATGGTCCTTCAGCGCCTTTCGCGCCGTGGCGGCCAGCCCAAGGACGTTCGGGCGCTTCCCGGTGCGACCGCGGATCACTTCGACCGCGTCGCTGATCTGCGTTCGCGGATCGCTGCCCGGATCGGTCCAGACATCGGCCCCGGCGAGGGCGAGCTTGTTGGTCGCGGCATAGTTGGCGGCGTTGCGCGCAACTTCGGCCTGCTGGATTTCCTTCTCCATCGCGATCACCGCCAGCACGATATCGACGGCGGTCTGCTGAAGGTCGATGCCTGGAACAGCGGCGGCCTCGCCGATATATTCGAGCGGCACCGATGCGCGCAGGGCTTCCTGGTGCAGGTTCACCGCCTTGCCTTCGTAACCGAATTCGAGCTGCGCGATGCGAGCGCCGGGCGCGCGCCGCGTCTTGCGACGGCGGAAGCTCGATCGGTCGAACTCGATACGCTTGGCGGCGCGCGTCGGCATGGTGACCGTCGGGAACAGGAAACGCCCGATAAATTCGGCCTGGACATAGCCTCGGGCATGGTTGGACAAAATCGGATCGACGACGCGAACCTGTGCGGCATTCATTCCCGGACCGGTCATGGATGATATTCCTCGTTACTGTTGGAAAGGTTGGGCGACGCCGCCGATCGGATGACCGGCGGCATCAGAGTCAGGCCGCGGCCGGCGTGTGGACCAGCAGCACCTCGATCAGGTCGCCGTCGGCGGCGGCGGCCTGAAGCGCATAGGCGCCGATCGGACCGGCGCCGGCCTGGGCGATGCCCTTGCCGCTGCCGTCGGCCGCGGGTTTGATCGGCCCGCCCGCCGCGATCGCTCCGCCCGCTTCAAGCATGGCGGTGCCGAGCACGCGGACGGACAGGTCGACGCCGACGGCCGCGCCATAGGCCGAGACACCAAGCGGCAGCTCACCGTTGGCGGCATGATTGCCCGCAAAATCGACGAACCGCGCTGCCGCGATGACCGTCGCGGCCGAAACCGTGAGGGAAAGAATTGGGGACTGCTGCATGGATGTTCCTTTCAGTCAGGCAGCGAAAAGGGAGGCGTGAGGCGTCAGCCGCCCGCGCGGCGGACGGCATCCATCCAGCCGAGCTTCGGATTTTCGGCTTGGAGCGCCTGCGCTTTCGCGAAGATCGCGGCGCGGGCGGGATCGACCTCGTAACCGGCGGGAGCGGCGAAGCTGGCGAGCTTGCCGTCGATCGCCTTGCCGTCGTCGGCCGCGATCTCGCCCAGGCTGACGAGCGGCTGCGCGGTGTCGAAGATCTTCAGCAGCGCGGCGCGGGGGGTCATGTCGGCAACGCCCTCGCCAAAGCTGACGACGTCGTCGCCGCCCAGCGCATCGAGCACGCCGACGAGCAGCGCCTTGCCCTCGGGCTTGATCTTCGCTTCCTTCAACAGCCCTTCGGCAAAGCTGACGTTCGCGGTGTGACGATCGTCTTTGGCCTTCTTCTCGGCCGCTTCCTCGCGCGCCTTGATCTTGGCCTCGCGGTCGGCGAGCGACTGTTCGCGCTCGGCGAAGCTCGCGTCCTTGTCCTTGTTGTCGTCGGTGGGGGGCATGGCTTTCTCCTGCTCAAAGGTGACGAGATCGCCGGCATCACCGGCGGCGAAACTGACCCGGCCAAGCCCCTTCACGCCGGGCGCGTGCGCGCCCAGGAAGCCGACATGCTTCAGGTAATATTGGCCGGGGGTGGGATTGTGGGGGTTGTCGGGCGGATAGAATTGCGCCGACACCTTGGCGTAGCGTCCCGCGTTCACCGCCTCGGCAAAGCTGGGTTCCAGCTGGGCTGGATCGGGATAGGCCAACAGCTCGTCACCCTGGACCTCCAGATGGTCGACCCAGCCATAGGCGGGATCGTTGAGCTGCGGATGACCGATGACGAGCGGGGCGGGATTGGCGGCGGCGTCATAGCTCGCCGCGATCGACGCAAGATCGCCTTCGCCCAGCGACACCTTGACGCCCTCGACGGACGTGAAGGTGCCGGTGCGGAAAAGCCGGATCGGTTTGGGTGCGTCGGTAGCTGCGGCGTTCGTCATTCCCCGCACTTAGGCGGGGGGGATGGCGCTGACCGGCAGCCGTCAGCGGCTTACCGGTCCTTTGCCTGCCTTTACGCCTTAGCCGCGTCGACGCGCGACTGGCAAGCGTCCGCGTCAGCGATCGACGCGATCAGCCGCCCTACACCCCCAATACCACCCTTGCGCCGCAACGGCCCACCCCGCCGCGCCGCACCGTAGACACGAAACCAAACCCGAAATAACAATCGAGCCATGACCCAACTTCGAACGTCGATTGCCGCCGCGTCGCTTGTGGCCCTAAGCTTGACCGGCTGCCAAAAGGGTGATGCTGTGCCGCCCGAAACTGACATGGAAGTGCGGGCTTTTTTTCGAAACGACGGACACCCGGCCGCAGTCGAAAAGCTCTGGCTTGCCGGGTCATCGGACAATCCCCTCGTCTGCGGCCGAATGGGACCCGTCATGGATGGCACGCGCCACCGCTTCTACTACGACCGCCGGGGACATTATGGGCAAGTCGAAATGACCGAAAAAGTGATTGCCACCACTGGCATCGGCGTGGCGCTCGTCGCTCAAAATCGCGAACTGTTCAATGATCTCTGGAAAAACCACTGCGAACCTTCAGAACCGATACTCTGACCGGATGAGCGAGGCGAGGCTCGTGACAAGCGCTCGGCCGCCCACGAGGGTCGCTGTCGAGGCTCAACAATGCAATCGACGAGGAAAAACGATGTCACCCCCCCACTTTTCACTGGATGGGCCTCTACGGGCAAAATTTCCGCTGATCCGACGCCCCATCAGCGCGCGCCAGCTGATCCAGCCGCTTTGCGATGGCTTTCCACATTTCGACGCCCGCCAAATCGCCCGCCAATATCAAGGCACCGATCCGCTCTGCTACGAATAGGTTGGCGCGTTCACCGTGCTGCCGCTCAACCTCTAGAGCGCACGCCCAAACATGTCGCTCCGGCGTGAGGCTCATCCGGCCACTCGTTGCCAGATGCCCCAACCGGCCATGCCAATCGAAAGCAGCAGCAGGGACCAGAACTCGGCCGCAAAAAGAAAACGGCGAAGCGGGGCGCTAAAAGGCACGCTTGCGAAATTCCTCGACCTTGCAGAAGCCACGATCGGTCGTCTTCAACATCGGCGTTGACCGAACGACACTAAGGTCGGTGCGACTAATCTCGAAGGAGGACGGATCTCTTGGCACTAGCACGCGATCAATCATGAACGTCCCGCGCACCTGATCGACGGCCCCGGTCTTTGGGATAATCACGGCAACGCGGCTTGTTTCCTCGTCCAACACGAAGTTGACCTGAAGCGGCCCGCCATCCTGCTCGATCGAACATTTTAGATAGACTGGCGCCGCCATGGCAGGCGTCGCTGCTGCCAGCGCCCCAAGTATCGTCAACATTCGCAGCATAGCCATCGTCGTTCCGCCCTACGTCTTTTTTATCACCGCCACAACGCGGCCGATAATATGGATTTCGCCATCGACCGCCGTGTCGTCCCGAACGCTCGGATTATCGCTCTTGATGACGATCGTTCCGTCAGCCCGAGTAGCTAGCCGCTTCACCATTCCCATTTCACCGATTGCACAAACCCAAATCAGATCGGCGAACGAAGGTCGCGTTTCAGACAGGTCGATCAGCATGATATCGCCGTCATCGATGGTCGGCGACATCGAATTGCCTCTTCCCGGTGCAAAACGCAGCTGGCCGACGGGGGCAGATGAATATCGGCGAACCCAATCCGTCGGAAAATAGCGTGCAGTCTCAGCAACCGGAAATCCATCCACGAAAGTCGCGCCCAAACCATAAGCAAGATCTATCTCGGGAATGAGGATCGCGCCTTCGATCTCAACAGGGCGCTCCCCGACATCAAACACATCTGCCGCATCAGCATCGATAAAATCGTCGGCAGAGGCGCCAATCACATCGACGATCGCGCGAATCGTCCCGACCTTCGGCGTCGATGCTCCGGACATAATTGAATTGAGGGAGTTCCTCGAAATCCCCGCTTTCTCGGCGACGCTCGACGCAGGTCCGAAGGCTTTGACCGCCTGCCGAAGACGAGCCGCCGAATGCTCGGTCCAGCCGAGAACGCGTGAATTGTCATTTTCCGGTTGACTTCTCACTTTACTTGTCACTATTCATGTCAACATGAGAAATGACATCCAAAATGACCTCCGGGATTGGCACCCGGAAGACATCAAGGCGGAAATTCGCAAGCGCGGCGCCACCGTCGCGCAGTTGGCGCGCAACAGCGGCCTGTCGAAGCAGGCGCTTGGGCAATGCATCGAACGGCGCGCTTCGGAGCGCGGCGATCAAATTATCGCCGAATTTTTGGGCGTAAAACCTCACCAAATCTGGCCCTCGCGTTACACTGCCAAAGGGCAGCGCATTCGTTTCTGCGCCCCTAGCGTTGAAGCCCGGATGTCCGCATGACGCGGGCCTATCACACCGGGCGCGCGGCGCCAACGTCCCACCAATGTTCCGCTGAATTGCCGTCTCAAACCGGCACATCGGGAGGCAAGGTGCCCGGCTATGCGTCGGCGCAGGAACTGGCGGGCGCTGTGCTCCCCGGCCTTCCGGCAACGAAGAGCGCTATGATCCGCCGCGCCAAGGCCGATGGTTGGGATTTCATCGACCGCGTTGGGCGCGGCGGCGGGCGCCTCTACCGCGTCGCCGACTTGCCGATCGAAGCGCAGCAGGCCTTGTTGCAACAGCGAATAAGCGCCGCTTCAGGCGCACCGGTCGGCCGTCCGAAAGGCAGCGACTATTTCACCCGCAATCCCGAAGTCGCTGCGGCCGTCGAGGCGATCCTTGCCAGCCGCCGCCTCGCGGCCCCCGGCGTGATGGAGCTTCTGCAAGACGACTTCGTCACCCTGCCTTCGCTCCGCTCGCTTCGCCGTTTTATCGCCAAGGTGGAGGACGAGCGGAAGACCGTCATCCTGTCGATGCGCGATCCCGACGCCTTCAAGAGCAAATACCGTGTCTCGATCGGCCGCGCTGACGCCAACACCACCCACGCGCATCAGATTTGGGAAATCGACGCGACCAAGGCCGACGTGATGACCACCGAAGGCCGCAAGATGATCCTCGGCCTGATCGACCGTTGGTCGCGCCGCGTCCTCTTCATGGTCTGCCCGTCGGAAAGCGCGCAATCGGTGCGCCGCCTGCTCATCACCGCGATCGAGCGCTGGGGCGTCGTTCCCGAAACCGTCATGACCGACCAGGGCTCGGGCTTCATCAACGGCGCGATCGTCTCGGCCCTCGAAATGCTCGGCATCGAACATTGGCCGTGTCCACCCGCCTCTGGCGACAAGAAGCCGCATATCGAACGCGTCTTCGGCACCTTCCAGCGCCAACGCACCGAACTCTTCGACGGCTATTTGGGGCATAGCGTTGCCGAGGCGCAGCAACTGCGCGCCAAGGCGCGCAAGGACAGTGGGCGCCCGGTCATCACCGCGAGCATGTCGCCCGCCGAGCTTCAGGCCGCGCTCGATGGCTGGACCGATGGCGTCTACCATCTCCGCGAACATGGCTCGTTGCGCATGTCGCCGATGCGCAAATGGCAGTCCTCGCCTGTCCCGGCCCGCGCCGCGCCCGGCGCCGACGTGCTCCGCATGGCACTCTCGGCCCTCGTCGGCGCCCGCACCGTCGGCAAGCGCGGCATTCAGTGGCAGGGCGGTCGCTATTGGTCGCCCGCGCTCGCGCCTTGGGTCGCGCGCCAGGTGCTCGTCCGCCGCGACGAGGACGAGCTGGGCGAGCTGCTCGTCTTCAGCCCCGAGGGCGCGTTCATCGACATCGCGGTGAACCACGCCCGTTCCGGCCTGTCCGAAGCCGAATTCGCTGCCGAGGCGCGCGCGCAGCAGGCACGGTGGCTGCGCGAACAGCGCGCCGACCTGAAGGGCCGGGCGAAAGACTTCAATTTCGAGCGTGCGCGCGACGCGATCCTGCGCCGCGACGCCGAAGCGGCGGGCAAGCTCGTCCAACTGCCGATGCCGACGCAGACGCATTCGACCCCGGCGATCGACACGCTCTCGGAAGCCGCGGGATCGGCAGCGCCCCAGCCGACGCGCCGCGAACGTCCCGCTGCCGCGACGATCGTGACGATGCCCAAAAGCCCGGCGGTCAAGATGCGCGAGGCCGACGCGATTATCGCGCGCGCCGATGCGGGCGAGGCCGTCGATGCCGACGCCCTTCGCCGTGCCCGCCTTTACGCCTCGACCAGCGAATATCGCGCCCAGCGCGCCGTTGCCGAGCACCTCGCAGCCCCCACCAGCAAGACATCCGCCTGACTGAAGGAGAATAGCCTTGATCGACCTTTTGACCCGCCCCGCGCCGGCACCCGCCGCGCCCCGGCGCGGATATGCCCCGCTCCCCAACATGGCGCTCGCGCTACAGACGATTGTCGAATGCACCGAGGCCGAGGAAGATCAGCCCCGCCTTGGCCTGCTCTACGGCAACAGCGGCTTCGGCAAGACCGTTGCCGCCGCGTTCGCCGCCGCACAGACCGGCTCGGTCTATATCGAGGCGAAGAGCCTCTGGACCGTGCGCGCGCTGCTGGAGGCGATTGCCGAGGAACTCGGCATCACCAAGCCGGAGCGCACGGCGCCACGCCTGCTGCGCCAGATTATCGACGAACTCAACCGCGCGCCGCGCCCGCTGATCATCGACGAGATGGACCACCTCGTCAAAAAGCAGATGGTCGAAATCATCCGCGACATTCACGACGCGACTTCGATCGCGATCCTGATGATCGGCGAAGAGGCGCTGCCTTCGAAGCTCAAGGAATGGGAACGGTTCGACAACCGTATCCTCGTCGCAACGCCCGCACAGCCTGCGACGGCCGAGGACGCGCTATTGCTCCGCGATCACTATGGCCTGAACGGCATCATCGCTGACGACCTCGCCATTTATTTCGCCGAGCGGTGCAAGGGCGTCACGCGCCGCATCGTCAACAACCTGCGCGCGGCTGCCCGCACCGCCGCGACCGAAGGCGTCGATACTATCGACCGCGCCTGGTGGGGACCGCGCCTCGTCACCAACGGCGACATCCCGACCCGCCGGAGCCTCGGCCAATGAGCCACGATCTCCCGCCCATCCGGACAGGCGAGGCGCGCGCCTTTCGACAGTGCTCCTGCGGTCGCGTCGGCTGGTATGATTATCTTCCCTATTCGCTCTCGGTTCCGATCCTGGCGTTTCCGTGCGGGCATGATCCGCAGGCTGCGCGCTACATCACGGAAGACGAATTCCACGCGGCGATAGCAATCCCGCAGCCGTTCCACGTCACCAGGGACGATATCAATCGGCTGCTCTGCGAAACGAACGGCAGAACGCTGCACGTCTGTTTCGGGCGCGATGAAGTGACCCTGCACCCCGATTGCAAATGGCCGATCCCGCTGCTCGCCGAATGGCGAGCGGGAGCACCCGCGTGACGTCCGCCGCCCTCCCGCGTTTCTGGCCGCCCCAGCATTGGGCCGCGCGCCAGCGTCTCGCCGACCCCGCCGAGGCGCTGTGGAGCGAGCTACGCATCGCGCGCGGCGCGATCGACGTCGTCGAACTGACAATCCGCGCGATCGAGCATTGCGAGGACGCCTTCGCAATCCGCGGCGATGCCTTCCGCCGCTTCGATCAGCTGCTCGACGACTGGGTCGCGCGCGGCCTCGTCACCCTCACCGGCCATCCGGCCCGCTACGATCTTGTCAGGGAATATCAGCACTTGCGCTCGCCGCCACCGCCGCCCGCTCCGCGTCCCTTGCCATTTCCGAAACGCACCCAGCAGCAACGGTTGTGGTCGGCGATGAAGGTACTTCGGACCTTCGACCTGCCGACCCTGATGATGGCCGCCTCGGCAAACCGGCGCGCCGCCGCCGACATGGTCCGCCTGCTCGAACAGGGCGGCTGGCTTCGGGCGACGGCAAACGGCTGGACGACCGCCGCTTCCCGCAAATGGGGGCCGGTCGTGCCGTCGATGCGCCGCGAGCGCGGCCGCGGCGGTTCCGTAACGCGCATCACCGACCGGATCAGCGGTCTCACGGTCGAAATTCCGGCGCGTTCGTCGGCGCGCTCCAGACGACAGGACGCTTCCAACAACGCCTTTGCAGACGGGGGGATAGGTTAACCATGTCGGGTAACGTTAATAAAAACAGTGACTTGTCTAACCTTGACCGCGCCCGCGCCGCATGGGGTCCGAACTTGCCTCGCTGGGTCCAGCTGCTCGCCAGCGCCTGCGATGCGACCAGCCAACAGAGGGCGGGCGAGCGGATCGGCAAGTCCGGACCCTATGTCAGCCGCATCGTCCGCAACGACTATCCCGGCGATCTCGCCGAGGCGGAGAAGCTCGTCCGCGCCGCTTGGGGCAATGAGGATGTCGTCTGCCCGCTCTGGGGTCCGATCCCGCTCGCCAGCTGCATGACCGCGCGCCGCCGCACCCTGCCGCCGACGAACCGCGTCCATCACCTCCATCGCGGCACCTGCCCGACCTGTCCGAACAATAGCGACGGGCAGGGCTTCGACGAGGAGGCGGCCTGATGCGCCCGCCCGCCGAAGTTCGTCGTGCGCAATGGCGCGGCGCAGTCCTGACGGTCGTTTGGCTGTTCGTTCTGCTGTGGGCGCTGCTGACCGGCGTGATGGTGGTGACGCCGTGATCGCGCCGCCTCCGCCGCCGTCGCTTTGGCACCAGCTGTTGATGGCCGTCTCCAGCGTCCTCGCCGGCGCCTTCGTGGCGACCATCATCATTTTCGCCCCGCTCATCTGAAAGGAATTCCCATGGGCCGCCGTAAAGCCGCACCTCAACAAGCGCCGACGACACTCCCTGAGGCGATCGCCACGCTCGAACGCTATCTTTCCATCACGGGTGAGATCGACCGCACGAAGACCGAAGCCGATCGTGCGATCCTTGCGATCCAGACGTCACGCGACGAACTCGTCGCGCCGATGAAGGCGCAGGCCGAAGATCTGTTCCTTCAGCTGCGCGCATGGTGGGGCGTCGCCGGGCCGGACATGACGAAGGGCCGCAAGTCGATCGAACTGGCCGGCGCCCTGATCGGCATCCGCAAGACGACGCCCAGCCTGAAACTGCCGCGCGGCATGAAGGTCGAAGAGGCCGTGGCGTTCGTCCAGGCGATCGTCGCCGACTATCCGGGCGCCCGCGATCTGCTTCGCGTCAAGACCGAGCTGGAAAAGCCCGCGCTCATCACGCTGCTGCGCAGCTCGACGGCCGTCGGTCCGGTGGCGGAGCGGATCTCGCGCGGCGGCTTCACCGTCGCGCAGCGTGACGAATTCTTCATCGATCGCGCGGCGCCGAAAGTGCCCGATCCCGAAACCGTCGAAACGCCCGCGCCCGCGATTGCCGAGGTGGCGTCGTGATCGTCGCCCACAGCAACGCGGCAGGCGAGCTGCTGCTCCACTTCCGTTTCGACAACGGCTGGACCGCCTCGTTGGCGCCGAACGCCGACGGCACCGCCACGGTCGCCGCCTGGGCCAGCCACGAAGCCGAGCCAAGGTTCGGCCTGTGCCGCGTCGTCGGCGGCGGCCCCGTCGGCGCCGAACAGGCCACAGCCTTCCTCTCCGACATCTTCAACGCAGCCGAGGTGAAATCCCATGACAAAACGATTTGAAGCGGACGTGTGCCCTGAGACGTTCGCGCCACGCTTGCGCCTCAACTTCGATAACGGATGGGCCGTGTCGATTGTCCTCCGCATGGAGGCGAACAGCCGTTGCGAATTCGGCATGGCCTCTCTCGCGGCCTGCCCGACCGGGCGCTGGGGCACCGGTGCGACGGAGCTGGGGGAAAACGAGGCGTCGCCCGACGAAGTCGCGACATACGTCGCCATGATCGCGGCGCGCCCGCAGGTGGTGGCGTCGTGAGTGACTATACCCTTATCCCCGCCTCGACGCTGCTGACCGAAACGGCGGGCGGGCCGCCCCGCACCGGCGGCATCGGCTTCACGATCGACGCCGGACAGCTCAGCTTCGCGATCGCCGACGCGAACGGCAACGTGATGCTGGCAACGCTTCACGCAACGGTGCTCGACGAATTCTGCGGCAGGCTCGCCGATCATATCGCCGAAGTGTCGCCCGAGGCGGCGAAAGCCCAGCTGGAGGCCGAGTCATGGCCGACCATGCAATAAGTGACGCCGTCACTATCCGCGTCGATCGCTTCCGTCACTGGTTACCCCAGCTCGTGGCGGCGACGGCGGAGATCGGCGGAATGGACACGACCGAGCTGGTGGCGCCGTGCCGCATCGGATGGAACGTCAAGCTGCGCGCCGCAGTCATTCTCGCCGCGGTCGACGTCTTCGGCAAAAGCTGGAGCGAGATCGGGCGCGCCCTTGGCGGCCGCAATCATGCGACGATGATCCATGCCTATAAGGCTGCCGAGCGGCTCGCCGAGCACGATGCAGAGTTCCGGAAGCTTTCGACGCTGATCTTCGCGGTAGCGCGCGAGATCGCGCGGCGTCCGACCCTGACGGTCGAGATCGAGCCGGGGCAGCCGCTGTGAAGCCCAATCCCGGTCACTGTCCCGAAGAGGCGATCGGCAAGCGCGTCCGCGTCCGCTTCGCCGACGGCTCGATCGCCAAGGACGTGCCCGGCGCCCCGCCGGGCTGGGCGGCCGATGGCCGGAACGGCTGCCGCTGGACGCTCACCAGCCATCCCCTCGACATCGCTGAATATGAGGTGATTTCATGAAACCCGACGAAGAGAAGCTGCTCGCCTTCATCGCCAGTAAGATCGAAGCGACCGGCGAAGCCCCGACCTATAGGGAAATGCGGGCGCATACAGGACTTCAGAGCAATCACGGCGTTGCCCTTCGCATCGACCGCCTCTGCGCCAAGGGACACCTCATCCGCGACGCGCGCGTCCACCGCGGGCTGAAGCTCGCGGGCTCGCCGCTGGGAAATATCCCGACCGCCGAGTTGCAGGCCGAACTGGCGCGCCGCGAGCGGGAGAGCGAACGATGACAACGCTCCTTCCCGACGAGGCGGCGATCGTCGCCGCATGGTCCGCGTCGGAGGCCGCCGCCGAGTTGCTGCGTTTCGCGCGCGAAGGCCGCTTCAGCGACAACATACCCTTTTCGGATGACGTTGTCGGCAAGCTCGCTGACGCCATGCTGAAGGTGATCGACATCGAGGGGCCATCGCCCTTCCTGATCGCCGAAGAGCGTGAGCTACTTGCCGCGTTTCGCGCCCACGTCGCCCAATTCATCGAAGGTTGGTGAAAATGAGCGACCTGCAATTCAAGTTGGCCGTGCAGCGCGTCACGCGCGGCAAGTTCGACATCGGCCTCTCCGGCGTGTTGCGCGATCTCTATAACGCCGGCCTTCCCGATCTCGGCGGCGCCCAGGTCGCGCGCCAACTTCGCGCGCTGGGCTATCGCCGCGATGGCTGGCACGGCACCGGCTATGACCGGACGCCTCGCTATGTGTGGGGGAACGTGTCGTGAGCGTCCGTCCCGCACCGCGCCGCGGCCCCGCTGCGCCCGCCGATCCCAAGGCCGCGCTGATGCGCGCGATCATGGCCGCCTGCAAGCGCCAGGGCATCGACAACGACACCCGCCATGCCACGCAAAAGCGGGTCACCGGCAAGGACTCGATGACGGATATGACCGTCGCCGAACTGATGCGCCTGCGCGACCATTTCAACCGCGGCTGGAAGGGGCCGAAGGGCCAGCGCCCGCATATCGGCAAGGTCCGCGCGCTCTGGTGGTCGCTCTACTGGATCGGCGCTATCGAGCGCGTTGAAGACGAGGCGCTCAATGCCTTCGTCAAACGCCAGGCGCATATCCAGCACATTAATTTCCTCGACCATCGCGGCGCCATGCCGGTGATCGAAGGGCTGAAGGCCTGGTTGGAGCGCGAAGGCGTTATGTGGTGGTCGGCCGAACAGCTCGCCGGCGTGGTCGCGACCGGCGCAATGACATCGGCGGGCACGGCCTTTTCACAGGCCGAGGCCGATCGCCACGCCGTCCTCGACCAGCTGGCGATCCGCCTCGATCGCGCCGGCCTCATGAACCGCTTCGCGCTCTATGACTGGATAGGTGCGTGCGTCGGACGGGAGACGCCCCGGCAATGGTCGTTCTCAGCGTCCGAACTGGACCAAGGCCTCCGCGCCCTCGGCAAGAAATACCGCTCCCACCTCGCAAAGGTGCAGCGGCTGTGAAACTCGATCGCCCCTGCACGATAGACGAGCTGCCGATCCCGAAAGACGCTCGGGTCACCAAGAAATGGACCGAGCAGATGCGTGAAATGGCCGCCCATATCGGCGCCTATCGCACGCTCCTGGTCGTAGACGCCCTTGGCGGGCAGCAGATCGATATTCCCAGCGATCCCGCCAACAATCGCATGGCGTCGTTCCTCGGCGACGAGGGCGCCGCGATCATGTCGCGGATCTACGGCGGCAACAAGCTGTGGGTGCCCGTTGCCCGCCCGGCGCTTAACGAGGCGCGGCGCGCTGGCATCATCGCCGCGATCCGCGAGCGCAAGATGACGATCGCCGAGGCGGCGCCGATCCTGAGGACGTCGCGCAGTTATCTCGGCTACCTCGTGAACAAGACCGACGAGGGCGAGGAGGTTGAGCCCTACGTCCCGCGCCGGGGTCAGCCCGACCCGCGCCAGCTCGACATGTTTGCCGCCCCAGCGCCGATCACCGATGAAACTGCGGCCGCTTCCTGAAACCGCCGCGCTCGCCCGGTCGATGACGGCGGCGGCCGATCAGCCCGACGCGATCATCGGCAAGCATCTGGCGCGGCGGCTATGGTCGGCGCTGAAGGCGCGCGAGGGCGACATATTGAGCGCGTTCCTGAATTGCGACGCGATGGAAATCCTCGACCCGACCTATCAGGCCGCTGCGATCCTGTTCGCGCGCGGCGTCTACGTCGAACCATGCCGGCGCTTGATCCCGACCCAGCCTCTCGTTTATCTCGCGACGTGGCCCGATGGCAGCAGCCGTAATCTGTCCGAAGCCAGCCTCCTCTATCTCGCCGGAATAGCCGCTAACGGCTGCCCGCTCCGGTGACCCGTCTCTGACAATGTGAACTCCACGCGCGGCGCCTGAAAGGCGCCGTTGTTTTGCTGCTGCATTGGGGTTTCACATGGGTTCAACACTGGCAAAGTTCATGGTCTATTGGCCGCTTGCCGTTTTCGCGCTGCCGATCCTGCTGGCGGTCGGCCTTCTCTGGCTCCGCACCAAGTTCCCCGAGCTGACCGCGTTCAACCAGGCGGTCAAAGACATCGCCGATCTCAAATCCAAGGTGGGTATCTTCGAAGTCGAGCTGAAGGAGCTTCGCAACGACATCGAAAGCGAGCCGACCCGCGCCCAGGTGCTAGCACAGCTCGCCGACGCGATCGCGCGGCTGAGCCGGGTCGAGGGCGGGATCGAGGGCGTCAACCGCCAGCTTCAGGCGCAAAGCCAGTGGATACAGGCCCTCGCGCTGCCGCCGGAGGGACGCCGGTGATCCATCCTGCCATTGCTCCGACCGTTCGGCGAGCGATCCTCGATCTCATTCACGACGTCGGCGGCGAGGTCGATGATGACACTGCTACGATCTTGCTCAACGAGATCGGTCACCGCGTCGCCCGATCGGACGTCGCCGACGAAATCCGCTGGCTCGCCGACAAGGGGCTCCTGAAGGTCACCGAAACGCCGGCGATGCTCGTCATCGCCTCGACGAGCGACGGCCGCGACACCGCGATGGGCCGCCTGCGGTTCGAAGGCGTCAGCCGTCACAAGACGGGCGAATGACGTGGCACCTCGTTCCTCAATCGAGCGCAACCCGGCCCTTCAGGCTGCCGTCGAAAAGCTGATCGCCGAGGGCGAGCACACGATCGACGACATCCACGAGGCTGTCGCCGAATATGGCGTCTCGCGCTCGGCCGTCGGCCGCTACGCCAACCGATATCGCCCACTCGTCGATACCATCATCCGCGACCGCGCCGTCCGGCAGGCGATGCATAAGCACCTGCCCGCCGGCATCGACACCGGCCTGATCGACATCGCCATCCATCGCGCGCAGTCGGAAGTCCTGCGCGCGATGGATGCCTTGGGCGACGATGAGGAGCCTGCGAACGCCGATCGCATCGGCAAACTCGTCCGCGCCCTCAACGGCGTCATCAAGGCGATGCGCGAAAAGCGCGAGTTCGAGGAAGAGGTCCGCGCCAGCGAGCGCGCTCGCGCTGCAGACGCTGCGGCCGAGGCAATGACCGAGGCCGGGGCCGGCGAGGCGCAGATCGAGGCAATCCGGCGCAAAATCCTCGGAATGCGGGAAAAGCAAGGATGAGCGCGACCGATCGGCCGCAGCCGCTCTTGCGTTTCGCGGGACGGAGACCGGAGGAGGGCGCGCGTGCCAGCGCGCCGTTTCCGCTGGCCGTCGCACTGCGCGATTATGCGATAGCGCAGGGCCTGGCGATCGACAAGCTGACGCGCAGCCGCGTGGCAGCATCGGACAGCATCCATCTCGCGATGACCGACCTCGCTGGTCGCTGTTGGAATATGCGCGTTTCCAACCATCGCCGCCCGCGTCGCACTGGCCATGCCGTCCCGCACGTCGACCTTGTCAGTCTGGACGGCGTCGCCGGCATCGCCGTCGGCCGTCGTCTGATTGACGAAATCCTCGCGGGCAATGTGCCGTGGTTCGATCCCGATGAAACCATCCGCCCCCTCCCGCGCACTCGCCGCAACAGCAGGATACGGCGCCGATGACCGCCGCCCAGGAAGCGCCGACGGTCCTCCTGCCTTATCAGGTCGAGAGCATCGAACTCGCCGAGGAGCATCAGTTCCTCGTCGTCGAAAAGTCGCGCCGTATCGGCCTCTCCTACGCCTTTTCGCCGTGGGCGAACCTTATGGCATCCGCCGCGTCGGGCGCGCAGAACGTCTATTACATCGGATACAACCTCGACATGGCGCGCGAGTTCATCGGCTATTGCGCCGATTTCGCTCAGGCATTCGAGGATGTCCGCGTCTCGCTCCCCGACGAGGATCGATCCGAAACCTTCGTCCAGCGCCGTTTCGACGGCAGCTATCTCGACACGGCGGGCAGGGTTCTGCCCGACGCGACTGACGGCGATTTCCGTTCGGATCGCGTTGTCCAGGAAGCGCGCGGCGGCTTCCTGATCAAGGGCGATGCCGGCAAGTCGATCAAGTCCTTCCGAATTGACTTTCCGTCGGGCAAGGCCGTCGTCGCGCTGCCGTCCAGTCCGCGATCGGTGCGCGGTAAGCAGGGCATCTTCATAATCGATGAAGCGGCCTTTCACGACAATCTGGAAGAGCTGATCAAGGCGATCCTCGCCGCCCTGATGTGGGGCGGCCGTGTTGTCGTCATCTCGACCCACGACGGCACCGACAATTATTTCAACACGCTGATCGAAGAGATCCGCGCCGACAAGCGTGGCGGCCACGTCCATCGCATCACGCTGAAGGATGCCATTGCCGCCGGGCTCTACAAGCGCATCTGCCTCGTCCAGGGCAAGGACTGGACGCCGGAGGCCGAGACGAAGTGGGAGGCCGATCTCCGCAAGACCTATGGCGATGCCGCCGACGAAGAACTGGACGTTATCCCGTCGCGCGGGACCGGCACCTATCTCGCGCGCGCCACGATCATCGAAGCGATGTCCGCCGATCTGCCCGTCGTCCGACTGCGCTGCCCCGACGGCTTCGAACGCTGGGACGACGAGCGCCGCCGCGATTGGCTGCTCGAATTCCTTGAGGATGAGGTGAAGCCTTGGCTCGCCAACTTCGATCCAGCCCGCCGCACCTTCATGGGTCAGGATTTCGCGCGCTCCGGCGACGTCTCGCCGGTCAAGTTTGGGCAGCATGACGAATATATGCGCCTGGTCTGCCGGCTGACGCTGGAGATGCGCAACGTTCCCTTCTCGGATCAGGAATTCATCCTCGAATGGCTGATCCGTCGCGTCCCCCATTTCGCGGGCGGCAAGATGGACGCGCGCGGCAACGGCTCGGCGCTGGCCGAAAAAATGCAGATGCTCTTCGGCTTCGACGTGATCGAGGCCGTCATGGCCAGCGACAAGACCTACCTGAAATTCATGCCGCTGCTGAAGGCCGGCATCGAGGATCGCACCGTCATCTTGCCCTTTGACGAGGGCGAACTCGACGATTTGCGGATGATCAAAATGGTCCGCGGCATCCCGAAAATCCCCGATGGTCCGCAGCGGAGCAAGGAAGGCGGCAAGAGCGCCAAGCGCCACGGCGACAATGCGATCGCCGACATGCACCTGATCGCCGCCGCCGCCGAAGATCCCGGCGACATCGAATTCATGAGCGCCGGCTCGCGCACCAGCGAAACTGGCGATTTCGGCACCAGCAATCGCGGCTTCGGCACCGTGTCGCGCCGCTCACTCGGAGGATATGGACTATGAACGCTCGCACTCGCAAGCGGGCTACCGCAGCCGCAAACCGCAGGCTCCCGGCGCAGCTCGGCGCGGAGATCGCGACCACCTCCGATGGCCGCGACATCACTCAGCCTTTCATTTCAGGGCTTCGCCAGCCCGCCGATCCGCGCCTCGCAGGCGCGGTCGATTGGGGCGTCTACGATAGTGTCTATCAGGACGATCAGGTCAAATCGACCTTCCAGCAGCGCCGCCTCGCCGTCGTCAAGCATACCTGGTCGACCTTGCCCGGCGACGAGAATGATCCCCGATCGGTCGAGGCCGCCGCACGTTTCGGCGAGACGATGGATCGCATCGGCTGGGACCGCATTACCGACAAGATGCTCTATGGCATCTATAACGGCTATTCCGTCGCCGAAATCATTTGGGGCGCCCGCGACGGGTTGATCGATATCGACCGCGTCAAGGTCCGCCACGCGCGCCGCTTCCGCTACGATGCGCAGATGCGACTCCGGATGCTGACCATGACGGGCGGCCTCGGCGAGATTTTGCCCGATCGGAAATTTTGGGTATTCAAGTCGGGCGGATCGAACGACGACGAGCCCTATGGTCGCGGCCTCGCCGAATGGCTCTATTGCCCGGTGCTGTTCAAGCGCAACGGTATCGGCTTTTGGAACACCTTCCTCGACAAGTTCGGCTCGCCGACGGCCGTCGGCAAGTTTCGTCCCGGCACCCCGAAGTCAGAACAGGCCAAGCTCCTCGCTGCGCTCCAGGCGATCGCCACCGACAGCGGGATTGCTATCCCCGAGGGCATGGCAATCGAGCTGCTCGAAGCCGCGCGATCGGGCACCGGCAATTACGAGCAGCTCGTCCGCTACATGGACGAGGCGATCGCCAAAATCGTCCTGTCGCAGACCATGACCACGCAAAATGGCTCCAGCTTGAGCCAGGCCGAGGTTCATCAGGACGTGAAGTTCGAAGTCGTCAAATCCGACTCCGATCTGCTCTGCGACAGCTTCAATGCCGAGGTTGCGCGCTGGTGGACCGATCTCAATTTTGGCCCCGACGTCGCCAGCCCGATCGTCTCGCGACCGGTCGAGCAGGAAGCCGACACCAAGGCACAGGCCGAGACCGACGAAAGCCTTGACCGGCTGGGCTGGGTCCGCACCGACGAAAGCTTCCGCGACACCTATGGCGACGGCTACGTCCGCAAGCCGAAGGCGGCCGACCCCGCCGATGGCGACAAGGTCGATGGCGATGATCCCGACGCCGGTGAAGCGAACGACAACGATCCCGCCGACCCGAACGTCAACGACCGCAATATCAGCTTCGCGGCCGACGATCCGCGCCCGCTCTACGTTTACCGTCCCTTGACCGAGGAAAGCGCGGCCGAGCTGCTCGCCTGGGCCCGCGAGGAGGGCTTCACCGAATTGATGCGGCCCGAGGATCTGCACGTCACCGTCATGTATTCCAGCCGCCCGGTGAACTGGATGAAGATGGGCGGCTTTTGGGGATGGGGACCGGACACAAGCGAGCATCTCGTCCCCTTCGGCGGCCCGCGCCTGGTCGACCGGATTGGCGCCGACGGCGCCGTCGCGCTCCACTTCTTCTCGGGCCACCTCAATCAGCGCAATCGCGAAATGCGCGACGCCGGCTGTAGCTGGGATTATCCCGACTATCTGCCGCACATCACCTTCACTTACTGGCCGGGCGACGTCGACCTGAAAAAGGTGACCCCATTCCGCGGCGAACTGCGCTTCGGTCCCGAGGTTTTCGAGCCGATCCAGTCGGAGTGGGAAAAGGAAATCCGCGAGGCCAGCTTCGCCGAAACCGACGTCCCCGACAGCGCGACCGACGATCTGGTCGACGATTTGATCGCCGAGGACGGCTACCGTGCTGTCCGCGCGCTCACCGAGCCCATGCTTGGCGCGATCCGCGCGGCACGCTCCCCCGCAGAGCTGCTCGCCATCCTGGGCGTCGCGCCCGGCGACACCGCGCCGATCGCCGCCGACATCGAAGCCGCCGGCCTCGCCGCCTCGCTCGATGCCCAGGAGAGCAACGATGTGTGACGATGCGCTGGAAAGCGACGATCTCATCGAATGCGCCCATTGCGAGGGCCTATTCCTGTCGGAAGACATGAATGGCGAGCATTGCCGGGAATGCGCATCGGAGCTGTTCGGCGATGACTGACGACATCCGCCGGGCCGCTCAGTTCATTCTCGGTGACCGCATCTCACTATCCCGCGATTGGGGACCGGGACCAAGAGCGTTCGTCCTCGGCCACAATCCGGCACGCGCGGACGCGGACGACGACGACATGACGGTGCGTTGGCTAATTGCATGGTTCCGACTTTTCGGCTTCGGCGGATTTGATCTCGGCAATCTCTATCCTTTTGTTACGGCTGATCCGTCGGAATGCCGCCGCCGCGCAAATTGGGCTGCGACCAACGATTGGCACGCTCGCGACCAGATGCTGTTCGTCAATCTGCCCGCCGTCGTGGAGATGGCGAAGGCGGCCGATCAGGTATTTGTGTGTTTCGGCGCGATCGCGCGCGACTGGCAATGGGTCGAACATGTCGTCGAGGAAATCCAGAGTGGCCTAAGTCCATATCCCGATCTTTGGTGCTGGGAAAAGGCGAAGGCCGGGGCACCAAAGCACCCGATGGCGCGCGGTGCCCATAGAATTCCCCGCGATCAGAAACCGATCCTCTGGAGGGCAGCGTGAGCGGCTGGAAGAAGCAAAATCTTGACCTTGCGAAGGCGGGCGAGATGCTTCGCGACTATGCGGCGCCATGCGACGGTGATCCGATCCACGCGGCGGTGTTTCGCGATCGGCGGGGGAGGCATCGCCGCATCGCTGCCCAATATGCCGACGGCCGGAAGCTCCAGGTCAATTTTTCTCTATGCGGGGCCGTCAGCAGTTTTTCGCTATCCTGGTCGTTGCGTTTGGCGAATAAATGAGCACCCGGCCCGACCTCCGCGACACGATCTACTTGGACCCCGGCGACATCATTGCCGCCTGGGCCGAACGATCGGGCTATCGCTTCTCCAAGCATTGGACCGATACGTGGCAGGAAGAGCACGCGGCCGCGTTCACCGTCGCCAAGGTCGCCCGCCTCGATCTCCTCACCGCGATCCGCAATTCGCTCGACGACGTGATCCGCAATGGCGGCACGTTCGAGCAGTGGAAGGCGAACCTGCTCCCGGAGCTGAAGAAGCACGGCTGGTGGGGCGTCGTCCAGGACGAGGCGCTGACCGGCACGCCCGATCCCGTCATCGTCAACGAGCGTCGGCTGCGCACCATCTACCGGACCAATATCCGGATGAGCATGGCGGCGGGCCGCTGGCGCAAATATCAGCGCGAAAAGGAGCTGTTCCCCTATCTGCGCTACCGCTCGGACCATTTCCGCAAGCACCCGCGCCTCGATCACAAGAGCTGGCATGGCCTGATCCTGCGCGTCGACGATCCCGCGTGGCAGTGGCTCTTCCCGCCCAACGGCTGGGGCTGCAATTGTCGCGTCGAGCAGGTCAGCGAAGCGCGGATGCGTCGCATGGACTGGAAGGTCGATGAGGCACCCAATCCGCCCCGCCACGACTTCATCACCGCCGCCGGGGAGATCGTGTCGGTGCCGCAGGGCATCGCGCCGGGCTTCGGCTACAACCCCGGCACGGCGCACCTTCGCGTCCTCGCCGATCGCGCGACCGCGTCGCTGACCTCGGCGATCGGCGCCGGCCTCGAAGGCGTCGCGCGGCAGACGCTGCGTGAGCTGGTCGCCGAACCCGCCTTCGATCAATTTCTCGCGCTGCCCGATCCGCAGTTCCCGGTCATGATCCTCGACGACATGATGGCGGGCGCAATCGGCGCGAGGGCGCGCGTCGCCGTCCTGTCCGAGCAGACGATGGAGAAGCAGCTGCACAAGCGCGGCGAGTTGTCGGCCGACGTCTATCGTCAGCTCCCCGGCCTCGGCGATCGGCCCGACGTCGTCGCTCGCGACGGGGAAAATGTGCTGATCGTCACGCGCGAGGAAAGCGGCGCCTGGGTGGTCGCGATCGTGAAACGCACGGCAAGCGGCGAGGGCCTGTTCGTCGTCAGCGTCCGGCGCCAGAACGAAGCGTCGCTCCCGCGCCTTCTGCGCGATGCGGAGATCATCCTTGACCGTCGGTAAAGAAGGTGGACGCGCGGCGAGGACTTGCATCCCTCGCATGGCGCTTCGTCAGCCCGATGGCTGGCGTGCTACGGCCGCAAGGTTCACCGTGTCACGCGCGTCCTGCGCTCCATATAGCACCGCGCCGGTTAATTCTCAATTCTCAAGCTTCGCCGATCCCAAAGAGGGGGAGGCAAGGGGCGTTGCAGCGCCCATCACCGCAGGAAGTCAGTCCCGCACCTTGCGATGCCGCGGCATCGCGCAGTTCCCCCACCGGCGCACCGGCTGGGGTCCGATAGGTGCTTCGAATGCAGGAGTCGATCAGGTGCGGCGGTTGCCGCGCTCTTTTGTTCAAATGTCAGCCGGACGCGATTTCCGGCGCTATAGAAATCAAGTGTCGACGTTGTCGGCAAATGAACCATCTGAGGCCGCTGAGCCCTTCTCCGACCGCCGATCGAGCAGCAAGTGGAGAATGCCATTGTGGCTCTACGTCCCCCCAACCAACATGAACTCCTCGGCCTGTCCCTCTGTGCAGGCTACGCCGGTCTCGATCTCGGAATATCCATCGCCGAGCCCCGATATCGAACTGTCTGTTACGTCGAGCGGGAAGCCCACGCGGCGGCAACTCTCGTGGCCCGGATGGAAGACGCGGCCTTGGATCAGGCGCCTATATGGGACGATCTGCGATCCTTCGACGGCCGACCGTGGCGCGGCCGCGTTCATATCCTCTCTGCCGGTTACCCCTGCCAGCCATTCAGCCTTGCCGGAAAGCGACGAGGCGAAGCCGACCCTCGCCATCTGTGGCCGGAGGTCGAGCGAATTATCGGTGAAGCCGATCCAGCGATCGTCTTCGCCGAAAATGTCGAAGGCCACATCGATCTGGGATTTGCCGACGTCGCCGCAAGCCTTCGCCGGTTGGGCTACCGCACAAAAGCGGGCTTGTTCACATCGCGAGAAGCGGGCGCTCGCAACCGCAGGCGACGCCTCTTCATCATGGCCCACTCCGACCGCGTCGGATGCCGGCTACATGCCGGACTTGATGGTTGGCGGGACCGTTCGTCCGACCTCGCCCTATCACAAAGCGCAAGGAAGCAGCGGCCAATACAGTCTGACGAACGCGGCGCGGGCATGGACGCAGCTCTGGCGGACGATGCGGGCGCTCGGGTGGGTGCCGATTGCGATGCCCCCTTGTTCGCACCCGGTCCGGGTGAGCTTCAGCATTGGCACTGGCTCCTCAATCGGCAACCTGATCTCCAACCCGCGCTTCTTCGAGATGGTGATGGGGTGGCCGATCGATTGGACCGCACCCGAGGGGCGGGTAACGGGGTTTGCAGCTTGGCGGCGGCGCTCGCGTGGAGCACTCTCCGGGCTGACTTTGCCCGGTCCGAGTGGCCTCTATGAGGCGTGAGTGCAGCAGTCGTTCGGGCGGGTTTTTTCGGCCCCGCCCGGTGGCGCAGATCGCGTCACACTTCGCGTCACAGTTCGGAGACGCCGGCCAAAAATTCGTTCAGGTTGAAGCCCGCGGATTTCCGCCGATTCTCGCGTCACAGTTCGTAAACCGCGGAACTGTGACGCGCCGACGCATTTTCGCGCCTTTCAGGGCCGTTGAAACCCACTTTTCGCCGCAATGCACGTCATCCCGGCCAAAAATTCAATATCCCACGTCGAAACCGCAAAAATCCCGGATTTCGGCCACTTCGATCCCGTCGAAATGCCCCGATGTCCCCGCATATCCCGTCACGGTATTATTGGCCGGTCACACGCTGCAACAGGCTACGCTCCATATTGTCCTCCCTGATGATTCCAAAGAAACCGGGTGAGTCGCCCGATAGGATATTTCCTATCTGATACTCAATTTCCTACTTGTCTAGGAAAAATCCGCTTGCTAGAAAGAAAGGGGAAGGACCAGACCGAAACGCCCATGATCGAACCCGTTCACGACCCGCGCGCCGCGCTCGACCGGCTATTGTCCGAAAAGGGCATCGATTATGCGCGCCTGTCGCAGGTGATCGGGCGCAATCCCGCCTATATCCAGCAATATATCAAGCGCGGCTCGCCGCGGCGACTGGCCGAACAGGATCGCGCGCGCATCGCCGCCTATCTGGGAGTTTCCGAAGCGATGCTCGGCGGGCCGGTGCCGCGCGTCGCCACCCCGGCGCGGAGTCGCGGGCCGGGAATGATCCTGGTGCCCAAGCTCGCGATCGGGGCGTCGGCAGGCGCGGGCGCCAGCGTTGACGGCGAACCGGTCGAGGGCGAGGTCGCCTTCGACCCCAAATGGCTGCGCGACCTTGGCGCCGACCCGCGCGCGCTCAGCATCATTCGCGTCGAAGGCGATTCGATGGCGCCGACGCTCGACGACGGCGACGACATATTGGTCGACGGCGGCGATGCGGCGGCGCGGCTGCGCGACGGCATTTACGTGCTGCGCATGGACGATGTGCTGATGGTCAAGCGGATCGCGCGCGCACCGGGGCCGGGGCGCGTGTCGGTCATCAGCGACAATCCGCATTATCGCAGCTGGGACGATTTGCCTTTGTCGGCGATCCGGCTCGTCGGGCGCGTCGTGTGGACGGGACGGCGGGTGCGGTAGCGGCGACGTTGAGGTGAACCCTCCATTCCCGTTCGTGTCGAGCGAAGTCGAGACACGCTTGGGGAGCGCCGACCTTCGGGGTGTCTCGACTTCGCTCGACACGAACGGAATTTGAGGAATGGCCGAGAGCCTCAGCCACCTTCAAATTAATAGGGCGCCGCCATCAGTGCTTCGATTTCATGGTCGAGCACTTCGGCGCGGCGGCATTGTTCGTCACTACCGTCGCGGCATTTTTCGGCCGCCTTGTCGCGCTGGCGCGACAGCTTGCCCATTTGTTCCTCGCGCTTGCGCAGTTCGCGGCCGCGGTTGCGGTCGGCTTCGTCCTGGCTGGTCGTCGACCAGTCGGCGACCTGACCGACTGCCTTAACCGGCGCGGTGACGACCGATTTCACGGCGCTGACGCAGCCCGCGAGCAGGGGAGCGGCGATCAGGGGCAAAATCAAAGCGCGCAT